GTAGGTTTGATGCACGTAAGCTACGCATGTCCAACATTGGTAAGACCGACAGGTTCCTGTGGAACCACTACAACAATGTAGGGCCAAAGGAGAAGATGCAGCCTCACACCCTTGTGAAGTTCATGTACGGTCATTTGATTGAGGAGATGTTACTATTGTTTGCTAGACTAGCAGGCCATACAGTGACACATGAGCAGGCACAGGCAACCGTAGAAGGTATCTCAGGTAGCATGGACTGTAAAATTGATGGCATAGTGACTGACGTTAAGTCTGCCAGTACCTATGGCTTCAAGAAGTTCAAGGATGCTACACTTGCATTTGATGACCCCTTTGGGTACATAGATCAAATCAAAGGATACGCTAAGTCTGAAGGTGAGACACAAGTAGGCTGGCTTGCTATGGACAAAGCTAATGGTCACTTGACTTACCTGAAGTATGACCTAGAGGACAAGCAGGCTCCTGTCTATGAGGTTCTTAAGGAAGATATAACGGATCGCATTAAACACGTTAAGCAGATGGTGGAAACTAAAGAGCCTCCACCCTTGTGTCATGATACAGTCCCTGATGGTAAGTCGGGTAACAAGAAGCTGGCTATGGGCTGCTCCTACTGTCACTTCAAACATGCTTGTTATCCTAAGCTACGTACATTCCTGTACTCCACAGGGCCAAGATACTTAACGGAGGTGGCTAATGAGCCTAAAGTCCAAGAGATCACGTAAGCAGAGCATCTACAGGTCTGGACTAGAAAAACGATTTGCACAGTCAGCACCTAAACGTAGGTACTTGTATGAGCCATATGATGTACCCTACGTGATGCACAGGAAGTACAAGCCAGACTTTGTGGATAAGAAGACAGGAGACTACATAGAAACTAAAGGTTTCTTTAGGGCAGGAGACACCCAGAAGTATACGTCAATACGTGATAGTATTGCACCCATAAAGTTAATCTTTGTCCTGTCAGACCCCAACAAGAAGGTCAGGAAAGGTTCTAAGATTACGATGGGGCAGTGGTGCCATAAAGAAGGTTTTGAATTTTACACAGTGGATGAGTATGTAGACCATGTCACTAACAATGGATGAAGTAATAGAGCGTATCCTTAAACGCTATGACCCTGAAGACTTGCTGGAAGCCTTGGACATTACATCTGAGGAACTACTGGACAGGTTTGAAGATAAATTTATTACCCGCCTACAGGACTTTGAGGAAGCTGTAGATGAAGATGAAGCAGAGGTAGAACAAGATGAGTATTGATAACGCAACACCAGAGGAATGGGATAGACTACGCAACAGTAAAGCTAGCATAGCTGAGGCTTGGAACCGTATCTATGACGATGACAACGCACCCAATGAACATCCAGTGTTCTCTGAGGAAGCTATGGTTAAGAGCTATGACGCAGTAAACCGACCAGAGCATTACAACAATGGTGGCATGGAGTGTATTGATGCTATCCAAGGTATGCTTACACATGATGAGTACATTGGCTACCTACGTGGCAACGCCCTAAAGTACATGTGGAGGTTTAGATACAAAGGTAAACCTATTGAAGACCTACGTAAAGCTAGGTGGTACGAAGAAAGAATGATTAACTATTTGCTGGAGCATCCGGGTGACAAATAAGATAGGACTACAGGATTACCTAGGTATCCAGATTGACTACGACAGAGATGAAGACCTTAATGTGTTCTCACTAGAGACACTGAAGGACAGATACTTGTGGAAGGATGAGACACATGCCCAAGAAGCCTTTGCCAGAGCGTCCGTCTTTGGTGCAACGTATCAAGAACATACTGACTACGATCTTGCACAGCGACTTTACAACTACGCAAGCAAGAGTTGGTTCGGTTTTAGCACTCCTATACTTAGCAACGGGGGAACCACACGTGGCCTCCCTATTAGCTGTTTTCTCAATTATGTTCCTGACTCAAGGCGTGGTTTATCTGACCACTATGATGAGAACATATGGCTGGCAAGTGGAGGTGGAGGCTTGGGCGGATATTGGGGTGATGTTAGAAGTAATGGTGTTTCTACTGCTAACGGCAGTCAGTCTACTGGTAGCATCCCTTTCATGCACGTAGTGGACAGTCAGATGCTGGCCTTCAACCAAGGTGTAACCCGTAGAGGGTCTTATGCAGCGTACATGGACATCAGCCACCCAGAGGTTGAAGAGTTTATTGCTATGCGTAAGACTACTGGTGGTGATCTAAACCGTAAGTGTCTTAACCTACACAACGGTATCACAGTAACAGATGAGTTTCTACAGTCTGTGAAGAATGATGACCAGTGGCGCTTGATTGACCCTAAGTCCAAGCAGGCAGTCAAGACTGTATCCGCTAGGGACTTGTGGTGGCAGCTAGTGCACACCAGAGCAGAGACAGGTGAACCCTACATTGTTAACCTAGACCGCTGTAATGAGGCTCTACCGGAGGAACAGAAGGAGCTAGGGCTACAGGTACGCCAGAGTAACCTATGCTCTGAGATTACCCTACCGACCAGTGAGGAGCGTACAGCAGTGTGCTGCTTATCTAGTGTTAACCTAGAGTACTTTGATGAATGGAAGGATGATGAGCAGTTTATTGATGATCTAATTACTATGTTAGATAACACCATTGAACACTTCATTGATAACGCCACAGGCGGAGAACATGTGTGTCACCGTGATTCAAAATTAAAGGAGTTTGTTTCTTATGTTGAACAAAGTAAAGCAGGGTTTACAAAAGCCGCTTATAGTGCATATAGAGAACGTGCGGTTGGTCTTGGAGCGATGGGTTTTCATAGTTACCTTCAACGTAATGGAATCCCTTTTGAAGGAATGTACGCCTCCAGCTTTAACAATAGAGCGTTTAAGACTATCAAAGACAGAGCTACGATGGCTTCCCGGCGTTTGGCTGGAGACCGTGGGGAGGCTCCTGACATGGCTCGTAGTGGCCTGCGTAATTCCCATCTGCTTGCTATTGCCCCTAATGCTAGTTCTAGTATTATATGTGGTGGAACAAGCCCTTCTATTGAGCCTACGAGGGCTAACGTATTTACGCACAAGACGCTGACAGGGTCATACAAAGTAAAGAACAAGTATCTATCTGAGCTACTAGAGTCTAAAGGAATTAATGATGAGAAGACTTGGAAGGATATTGCGGCTGCTGAAGGCTCTGTGGCAAACCTTGATGGACTTACTGAAGATGAGAAGGAGGTATTTAAGACAGCACCAGAACTAAATCAGATCTGGATTATTGAACATGCCTATCAGCGACAGAAGTACGTCTGCCAAGCACAGTCAGTAAACTTATTCTTTGAGCCACCACCAGCTACAGCACCACAGGAGGTACATGATGAGTATCTGGAGTATGTTAACAGCGTACATTGGACAGGAGCTAACAAACTCAAATCTATGTATTACCTGCGCTCTACAGCAGCTAGAAATACAGAGAATGTTAACATCAAGATACCTAGGATTAACCTAGAGGATGGGGAGTGTCTAAGCTGTGAAGGATGACCACCCAGCGTACAGAGCTAAGTTTTACATACCTGAGCTAAAAAAGTATACCAATTGGCATGACTATCTGGTATACTATAAGGAACAGGATGACAAGATCATGTTGTTTAGTAACTACTGTATGCAGATGTGGTCTAGCTACATGAGCAACAAGATTAAACAGGAGGAGGCACCCTTGAGTTACAAAGAGTACCTAAACAAGTACAAACAATTACTGGAGGATGGATACAGTGATAGATCCTAAGATTAGTGCCATGAAGCGTCTGTACAACGCTGAGATAGACGTATACAAGGCAGAGGTACAGAACTACCTAGACAATCCTGTGGGCGTAGGTGAGCACGGTAACTTGATTGAGACTATGGACACCTTGGTTGCTAAGATTGCTGAAGCAGAAGACAAGCTGATTGTACTGGAGACACATTTTAATGAGTAATGTAATTAACCTCATGCCTACACAAGCCACTGCTGATGAGGTACTAGAGGATTGTAAGGGGGACTTTGAGCATGTACTGGTAATTGGCTGGACTCCAAAGGAGCAGCTAACAGCTAAGGCTACAACGTCTATGGACTTACGTGAGACTATCTACCTACTGGAGGTATTCAAACATGCAGTCATTACAGCAGGGCATGAGATAGATGATTGATGATCTACCTAAGATAGTTGTTAAGGAAGTCATAGAGAATGAGGATGGCTCTGCTAACATGGAACTGGACTTAGACTCTAAAGCAGTGCAGCTATTACTTGACATAGGTTTGACTAGACTGCTTGAAGAACACTTGGAGAACAGAAAGAATGAGCGATGAACTTATACACCTGATTAGCGTATGGTCTATGCAGCGTGGTATAATCAACAACAGTACACCCTTGGCACAGTTTGCTAAACTTGTGTCAGAGGTAGGTGAGCTAGGGGACAACGTAGCCAAGGAGCGTGATGTTACTGATGACATTGGTGACTGCTTGGTGGTACTAAACAACCTAGCCATTATGAATGATACGACCCTTGAGGAATGCCTGAAGGTAGCGTACAATGATATTAAAGACAGGAAGGGACACATGAATACACATGGTGTCTTTATCAAAGAAGGAGATGCAGCTTGAGCTTATTAGACACTAGAGATTACTACAAACCGTTTGACCATCCTTGGATGTTTGACTACTACTCACAACAGAACCAGATGCACTGGTTTCCAGAGGATGTACCTCTGCACAATGACGTTAAAGATTGGCAGACAATGACTGATGAAGAGAAGAACCTCCTGACTCAGATCTTCCGTCTGTTTACACAGTCTGATGTAGACGTAGGTGCTGGGTACGTTGATAGATACATGCGTATCTTTAAGAAGCCTGAAGCACGTATGATGATGTCTAGCTTTGCTAACATGGAGTCCATACACCAACATGCCTACAGCCTACTACTGGACACCGTAGGGATGCCAGAGGTGGAGTATAAGGCGTTCTCAGAGTACGAGGCTATGGCTGACAAGCATGAGTACATCAACGCTGTGAAGGTCACTAAGGGCGACAAGAAGTCCATTGCTAAGGCACTGGCTATCTACTCAGGCTTTACTGAAGGCTTACAACTCTTTAGTAGCTTCATCATCCTGTTGAACTTCCCAAGGTTTGGTAAGATGAAAGGTATGGGGCAGATCATTACCTACAGCATACGTGATGAGTCTATGCACGTAGAAGCAATGACAAAGCTATTCAGGGAGTTTATGCAGGAGAACATTGACCTGTGGACTGATGACTTCAAGGCTGAGATCTATCAGGCATGTCGTGAGATGGTTGACCTAGAGGATAGGTTCTTGGACTTGGTGTTTGAGCAGGGTGATATACCGGGCCTGACTAAGTCTGAGATGCAAGAGTACATCAGGTACATTGCTGACCGTCGTTTACTTCAGCTAGGCTTGAAGCCCAACTACGAGGTGAAGGACAACCCACTAAACTGGCTTGACGATGTGTTAGGTGTAGAGCATCAGAACTTCTTTGAAGGTCGTGCAACTACCTACATGAAGGCTGGCTTACGTGGTGACGTAGGGAAGGTTAAGTTTTCTAATGTAGCTTGAGAAGACTTGGGGGCGCAATGCCCCCTTTGTCTCTACTTTTCTACCGCTTTTCTTCTTATTTCTTTCTCTTCCTCAGAAGCATCTATCCCCGCTACGTACAGATAACTTCTTAAGTTTGCTTCGTAAGTAGGTAAGTTTTTTTGTGTTGGCGGAGTCAGTAGCTTTATTAGATATTCTGGATCTACTAAGGCTCTTTCTAAAACAGCTTGAGTCTGTTGTGTTGTAAGGTTTCCCATAACCTTGTCTACAGTCCCCATAATCCTAGATGTTAGAATCAAGTTAGACCTAGCGCCTGTCATCCCTGCT